AAGCAGAGAACTTTTCCCATTCTGCAATCCCCCATTCCTCAATCTTGGCGATGAAATCCTGAGCTAACTCTAGGCTCATGCTCATGATTCCCTCCCAGCAAAATAGGCTACAAGCGCATCAACATCAGTAAATACAGGGATGTTGCCAGCCGCTAGTACCGCTCGTTCTCGTTCCCACAGGTCCGGCCACGCATCACCGTTCCCGCTATCCAATACGAGTACCGCTGGAGGTCGTATCTTCACGTAATATTCTTCGACGCATTCCCACACTTCCGCCTGCATTTCTGCCGTCAATGGGAACAACTCTGTTACCTGCCGCGCATACCAGGCGTTACGGCCTTCCAGGTCGAGGTCGTCATCATAATCATAATCTTCACCATACCCATACTGGTGTGCCCAATCCTCGTACCCTTCAGGACGGTCACCAAGCAACGGATTCAACCACACGTCCGGAGGGCAGTACACGGGGCACCACCTGCCTGACTGATCCGAAAAGCTGCTGAACTGCTCTGAGATGTCGGCAGCTCGTGAAGCGAACCAAGTGGCTCGTACACCAGCTTTCTCTAACTGTTTCGCCGCCCAATACTGGGCATCGAAATCATCGATGGTGTTCAGCGTGCCGGTAACCCAGATTCGAGGGCCGTTTTCGTTTGCTTGCATTTTGTTTTTCCTTTCGTTTGGGGGGCGCCCGCCCCAATAAAAACATTATAGCGCACCCGGCGAGGGGTTATAAAGCCGTAAACCAAAATAATTTTCGGGCGAGTACCAATCAGAATGGTTCCTCCCCAAACTCGACCTCAACCTTCTTCGCGGGACCATCACGCCGCTCAGTACGCACAATCTCGCACGTAGCCCAACGTAAGGACGGCCCAACCTCATCCGCCACAATCTCAACCGTAGACCTACGGTTCCCATCTTTATCTTCCCAGCCACGTTGTTCTAGCCGGCCAGTCACCAGCACGCGGCACCCCTTCGTCAAAGATTCCGCGATGTTCTCCGCTAACTGTGCCCAGCAGACAACATCAAAAAAACTAGTGGATTCCTCCCACTCCCCATTTTTCTGCCACCGGCGATTCACGGCGATTCCGAACTTTACGTTCGCGGCACCACTGGGTGTGAATCGTAATTCAGGGTCGCGGGTCACGTTCCCCACGATTGTGATAGTACTAGTCATCTGTCATTCTCCATTCTTCGACTTTCTGCCAGTAAGGGTATTCCGGTAATTCGTCAAGATCAGCTATTTCCGCCTCCCCGACTGGCATGACCAGTTCTAGAGGAAAATCGCCACCGAACCGTTCGCAAAATCCGATCATGCCCGCAAGCGAACTCTTCCCGCGGAGCACGCAGACCGGGCCATGTCCTGGGCGTCGCCAAATGATTGACGACACCCCGTCAACGTTTGTCCGTAAAATCACACGATAGTTCCGGTTCCATACTTGCCAGTCCGATGCTTGCCACGCACCGTACAGGAACATTTCAATGGGGGAAGTCATACTGCCACCGCCAACATGCGGGTCAGTAGCAGTAGTTCCTCACTCTGAAGCTTCACCAAATTACGGGAATCCACTAAAGCCCAAGCGGCCATCGAGAACGCTACCCCTAACGGATAATCGCTCAGACCATGCGAATACTCAACATCCATTGACATTAGCGTTATTTCCGCATCGATCTTCGCTAGTGAACTATATGAAACGATGCGGGCCATTGACCGGTCGAGGCGACGTTCCGCATCGGTACGCGCGGCGAGTTTCGTAGCTGCCCGCCGCAACTGCACATATCCAAGCTCGTTCGCCAGCTCCCGAATCTCCTCTAGTTCTTGAGGGGTCGCATTCAAAAGGTGGTCATGTAGGCGTACGATCTTTTCGTTTACATGCTTCCAAATGTTGGTGGTTGTTGTTCCCATTAGAGTTTCCTTTCGTTAGTGAGGCTTCCCGCCTCATAAAAACATTATAGCGCATATGGTTGTGGAAGTAAAGTCCTAACGCTAAATAATTATGATTATTCTAAAATGCCTTTACCGCGCAGAATAGCGATACAAGCCGATTCCAGCTCTGAATCGCGAATAACGCTCAGCCCTTCACGCGTGCCGGAAGGCATCGCACGAAATATGAACGGTCGTGTATCTCCTACCGATTTTCGCGCGAGCGATTGTGCCTCCGCGTCCAGGAATCGGGTCCAAATCGGGCCGACCTGACCCCCCGATTTTACTTCGATCCGTACATGGCCACCATAATTTTCTTCATGCCCACCAGCCAAACGCGTCAGGGGGATTCCGAGCCGTACCGCAGCTAACCGCTGCTTCCGCCCGCCGTTTCGTTTATTTCGTTTACCTCGCGCGACCGGGTCACCACACCCATCAACACGGCGACGGCCATCACGTCCCGCCTTACGTAATGTACCGAACTTCGGGCAATCTCCCTTCAGGCTGCAATCATCGTGACGGCCTTCGCATTCGCCTTTTATTTTTTCGGGAGGACTCGTCATCCCGCGCATTCCTCCAGCGATACAAGGATCTCCGAAGCAATAATTTCTACGATATCGACTGGCTGCCCGAACGTGCCAGTATGCGTACGCGATCGTAACTCACCAACAATAGTTATCTCATCATCCGCGGCGATAGACGCTGCTGCGGTTTCCGCCAGATCATTCCACGCGATAACCACAAAAGTCGAAGGGACCTGCACCCATTCGCCCCCAGTTTTCTGCCGCCGCCACGACCGCAAAATAAACCGGGTATTCGGCACCCCACCATTCGTATACCGCAACTCGGGAGCATCGACAGCTTCACCCGAGATTCGCACATAATTTTCTTGCCCGCGTTTCATAACGGCCTCCAGGTACGTGTCGGGTTACCTCGCGTAGTGTACTCATCAGCTAACGCTGCATGAGCCGCACGGAACGCTTTCGTATCGAACTTTGCCGCGCCGGCCTTAGCTTTCCAGGTGATGATCGGGAAGCCGTGCGCTGTACCCGTTTCCGCGTCGCCCATTTCCCACGCTAGAAGGTCATGTAACTGTTCGATAGTTTTTGTTAGCGCCGTTTTCGTTTCCCCAAGTTTTTTGAGGGTTTCCACTGCAGCGATACCTTCCGCTGACAGTTCCACTTCCTTCCCAGCAATTGGTGCGATGATTTTCGCGGCGAGTTTCGCTGGTACCCATCCCGGCCACGCATCCTCCTTGAGTAGCGCAACAAACTTATCCGCCTCCGCCCGGATTTTCTCCTGAGCTTCTACATCTGCTGGGTACTCTGCCGATTCCGGCAGCATCCGTGCATCCATCCACACCACAACACCGGTAGCCGCTTCCGTCAGTAGCATCTGTGTTTGTAACTGCCACCACCAGGAATCGGACCAGCCATTAGCGGTAGTTTTTATCTCTACCGGAGCACCATCCTCCAGGCGCACGTAATCGCGTGTCGCGCATAGGCTCCCATCGATAGCGAGTGTCCCAACACGTTCGATAGCGGTACCAGTTTTCTTCGCCCAGCATTCCGCTACCGGAGCCTCAAAAAACTGGCCGCGGTCCGTCGCGTCATTCCCATCGAATCTAGGCAATAGCCCTTTCTTACGGCCCCACATTTCCGCCGGAGTCTCATATGGAGAAATACCAAGCAGGGTTGCTACCTCCGATGCCCCAACACGTTTAGCGCGTTCCGCATGCCATTCGGCCGTACCATGCTCGATAAGTTTCATTCGGCCACCTCCACCACTTCCATTACTGCTTCCGCTGTTTCCGCGGCGAGCGCTTCCGCCTCCATCACCAATGCGGCTTCTAACTCGGCCCGCATCGCAGTCACAATCGCTTCATCCCACTTCGATGGCAAAGCAGGGAACTTCTTTGCCTTCACATATTTACGGCAATGGTCGCGTACCGCGTCCGAAACGCCTTGCATGTCCGCGAGGAATGTTGCTACCGATTCTGGGAGGTCAGCAGCAGGCTCCGCGTGTTCCACGCGTTCCGAATCGCCATCGTCCGCACGATCCGAAACTCCGAACGTTTGAAGCAACGCATACTTGAACGCGGCGGTCATAGCCTTATTCGCCGCTTTATCGGAATTATCTCGCCCAATCCCAAGGGTGGGGCCAATATCAACATAATCACCATCAGCACCATACGCACGATACGCTACTAACAGACGTGCTTCCTGCCATGGTTTACTGTTCACGATCAAATCTACTAGCTCGAACTGGAGCACGTTCGGAACGAAATGTAAACCATGCTTTCCGAATAGCGGTTGGAGCGCCGCGGTCATCTGCTCGATACCACGGAACGCGTACCCATTCGATCCTTGCAGCCGTCCTCCTTTACCGATCCCTGGCATCTCTGCTATCACAGCGCAGATACGTTCATGCACATTCATCGTTTTTTCGTTCTTTTCCATTTCAGTATCCTTTCGTTAGTGGGGCGTTGCCCCGATAGAAACATTATAGCGCGTTGGGTAAGGCGTGTAAAGCCGTAGCCCAAAATAATTACCGGAAGTAGGGACGACGCGGGTTGGCTCCAGCATCGCCCCCACCCTCCCTACTCAGGCCCGAACCAGTTTGCGGGCAAGAGCAAGCATCGGCTGGTTATCCTTCAGGACACTCAACGCTTGACGCTCAATCTTTTTCGGAGTCATTTTCTCGGCCCAAAGTTCTACATCACTCACG